TTAAAGGGAGTAACTATGGACAAGCTGCGCTATAACTGCCGAATGTGCAAGAAGGAGACAGAGCAGCTCATTCGTGTAATTACGGATAATCTTCCAGATCATGTAAAGACGATCCAGTGCTGCGTCTGTTCTACTATGACAGTGGCACTAATTGGAGAAGCTAATGGCGACCTATGAATACAGGTGTGAAGTGTGTAGTAAAGAGCTAGAAGTCCAGCGATCCATCGAAGATACACTGGCGAGAGATCCTTACTGTCCGAACTGCACTGTCCCTATGAAGCGGGTTTATTCGCTAGGTGGCATCGTGTTTAAGGGTAACGGTTGGGGCGGTAAGCCATGAAGTTATCCACAGGGTTTATCCACAGGCTGTGGGACACGCCCAACATCACGCTCAGACTTGCGCGGTATTTGACAGCGGCGTTACCATCTCTTCGCTTGAGGCGAGCCGCTATCGCGGTTAGCTCGCAAGAGCGCAAGAGAGGTTTAGGGGCGGCTATTGCCATTACGGCATCGCTCTTAATAACGAGCATTCCAGAAGCAACAGCAGCTAACTATTCTGTAGATCATCTAAAGCTTTACGCACATTCGAAGATTCTTGATTACAAAGAGTTCCAGTGCTTTAACAGAATCATAACCAAGGAATCCAGATGGAACTACAAAGCCAAGAACGGAAGCCATTACGGACTAGGCCAGATGCGTTCACAGCATTACAGAGATCTCGATCCATTCCGCATGATAGACGCGAGTCTTCGTTACATTACGATTCGTTATCAGACTAACTGTAAAGCTTGGGCATTCCATGAACAGAAGGGTTATTACTAAGTGACACTACATAGCCAGCGTAAGAGTAACTCGACACAGTGGAAGAAGCTTCGGCTTCGGATCTTAAATCGTGATGGCTGGATCTGCTTCTGGTGTGGCCAAGAGGCCAACACTTGCGACCATGTAATCCCAGTAGCTAGAGGCGGGTCAGATGATCCCGATAACCTAGTCGCAGCGTGTAAGCGATGTAACTTCTCACGCCAAGATCGACTACCAGAAGAGATGGATTTAGCGAAGAAAAAGGTGGGCGGTGTTTTTTTTGATGGGAGTTCCACCGCCACTCTCTCCCGAGGTCTTCTTTCACCACCAAACGACTCGATAAAGCATGAATAGCCACGCAGAAGACTCGAAAGGACACCAGAAGCCTCAAAGTGGCTCAGATCGGCTCACATCGGATTTAGAGAGAACTACAGGACTCTATCTAGGCTCTCCGACTCCCAGAATCCACTCTAAACTCGTAGATCTACCGTCACGCGGGCAAGAATTGATCGATTTCGCCGAAAGTATCAAGCTCCCGCTTCTACCTTGGCAGAAGTTCGTCGCGATGGAAGCTCATCGAGTAAAGCCAGACGGCCGCTGGCATTCTCCGCTGGTCTGCGTCGTCGTAGCGAGACAACAGGGTAAGACTACCCTTATGAAAGTAAGAGCTTTAGCTGGTCTGTTCTTATGGGAGAACGGACTCCAGATCGGAACAGCTCATCGACTTACGACATCGCTGGAGACTTTTCGAGACATCGTTAACATGATCGAAGAGAACGAACATCTGGCCAGACAAGTAAAGCGAATCCGCTGGGCGCATGGATCAGAAGAGATCGAGCTTAAATCTGAGTTCGGCGGCGGACGATACATGGTCAAAGCTGGCGGATCAGCTGCTCGCGGTATCTCTAAGCCCGAGACGGTATTCGTGGACGAGACCCGAGAGCTTAAAGATGAATCCACGTGGGCCAGCTTGCGCTATACCATGATGGCCGCGAAGAATCCGCAATTATGGACGCTATCGAATGCGGGAGACCAGCATTCTTTAGTTCTTAACGCTCTACGCGAGCGCGGAATGAGCGCAGCCAAGGGCGACGACATCGCTTACTATGAATGGTCATCGAATTACGAGAAGATCGACGACACTCCCGCATTCTGGAAAGGTGCGGCGATGGCTAATCCAGCACTCGGCCACACAGTCCACATCGATAACATTCGGGCCGTTCTTAACGATCCGCCAGATGTCGTAAAAACGGAAGTCCTGTGTCGCTGGGTCGCCACAATCTCGGCAGCTATTCCAGCCGAAGAATGGAATCAGTGTGGAGAAGAAGGCTTGGAGCTTGATCCAGAGAAGACGACTTGGCTTGGTATCGATGTAAGTCCTAATCGTCGCGACGCTGCGTTAGTAGCTGCTCAACAGATCGACGACGAGCGGTTCTTCGTAAAGCTCTTACACACTTGGCATAATCCGATAAACCTTGACGATAAAGCGATCGCGAACGACATCGCTCCCTATGTAAAGCAGTATCCAGTCGAGACAGTGGCTTATTCTAAGAGAACGGCGTCGGCCATAGCTGCGAGATTAGTTCCCGCGGGGATTCCGATCTCAGACATCGACGGCGCACTGTATGGCCAAGCTTGCGACGAATTGTTAGGAGCGATTACATCGAAGAGATTACGACACGACCCGAAACAGACAGAACTCTCCAAGCAGATCTTATCAGCTGCGAGACTTCCGTTCGGAGATGGTGGCTGGACTATCGGGCGGAGAGCTTCTCAGTCGACTGTCTGCGCGACGGTTGCGACTGCACTCGTCACGCACTACGCGACACGCCCGCCGATGGATCTTGACATCATGGTCGGATAGCGGTATCGCACTCTCGTAGAATTGCGGCATGGGATTATTCGACTTATTCGTTCCGAAGGTTAACGCTGCGTCTCCAGCTTCTATAAGCATCGACGCGGCGGAATCGCTTTACCCTGTAAACACTCTTAACTCTCTCGGCGGCTATTACTTTATGGGTAATCAGACCGCTACTCGTACCGAGGCGATGGGCGTCCCAGCGTTAGCTCGCGCGCGTAACATAATCTGCACTACTCTCGGATCTTTCGAGATGCACACTCGCAACATCGCAACAGGCGAAAAGGTGCAACAGCCAAGAGTTATAAATCAGCCAGACCCGCGAATCGCTGGCTCTGCATTCTGGTCATGGTTAGCCGAGGACATTCTGTTCTACGGTTACGGATACGCGCGCGTAATGCAACGCTACGCGGACACTGGTCGCATTCAGGCTATGGAAAGAATCGATCCTCTTCGCGTAACTGTTACGACTAACGGCAACGGAACAGAAATCGACGGTTACGCAGTCGATGGATCTACAATCGATCCGAGCGAACTGGTCGTCTTTACTGGACTCGATGAAGGAATCTTAAATCGCGCTGGCCGCACCATTCGCGCAGCTTCGGCGTTAGAGAAAACAGCTTACGACTTTGCGATAAATCCTAATCCGCAAACAATTCTAAAGAACTCTGGCGTAGCACTTCCGAAAGATCGTGTAGCTGCGTTAGTAGCAGCATTTAAGAATCGCACTTCTAAAGCTGTTACATTCTTAAACGGTGACGTAAGTATCGAGACAGTCGGTTACGATCCTAAGAACTTACAGCTCAACGAAGCGCGCGGATACCTGGCTTTAGAACTATGTCGCGCTGCCGGTCTTCCAGCTTACTTCGCAAGTGCAGAGCCTAATAGTTTTACTTACTCGAATGCAGTAACAGAAAGACGTTCTCTTGTTGATTATTCTCTACGTCCGCTTATGACTTGCATCGAGCAACGAATGAGCCTTAGTGATTTCACTCCACTAGGACAAGACGTTAAGTTCGATCTAGACGATTTCTTGCGTGGCAATCCTTACGAGCGCGCGCAAGTTTACGAAATACTAAATCGAATCGGCGCTATGTCGATCGATGAAATCCGCGAAGAAGAGGATCTACTTCTATGAAAATCACTACACCAATGAACATAACAGCGGCAGATTCTAACTCTCGCACTATTAGCGGGCGCATCGTCGCATTCGAGGAAGCTGCTAACGCTTCTACTGGGAAGGTCGTCTTCGCAAAAGGTTCGATCGCTCCAGCTTCCGTAAAGTTAAACTTGGAACACGATCGCACTCGTCCAATCGGTAAAACTATGGACATGACACTAAACGAAGATTCGATCGACGCAGTCTTTAAGATTACAAACACCACAGCGGGAACGGACGCGCTTGTCGAAGCGATGGAAGGTCTACGCGATGGATTCTCTATCGAATTAGCTGTAGACGATTACATTATGCAGAAAGACGGAACTATGCGCGTTCTTGCTGGAGAATTAACTGGCGTCGCACTTGTAACAGAGCCAGCGGTTAGATCCGCTCGCGTTAGCGAAGTCGCTGCAACAGAAGGCGAAGAAGTCGCCGAAGAACTTTCCGATTCCACAGTGGAAGAGGAAGTAACACCAACAACAGAAGGAGACGAAGTGGACAACACCGTCACAAACGCGGAAACCGTCGAGACGGTCGAAGCTGCTCAGTCAACAACAGCCGCAGCGAAGCCAATCGTAGGCGGATCATTTACTAAGCCACGCTTGGAGTTCACAGCTGCCAAGTATGTCGAAAACACAATTCGCGCAGCGATGGGCGACGATCAAGCTCGCCAGTACGTTCTCGCAGCCGATAACACAACAGATAACGCGGGCCTAGTGCCTACTCGCCAGATGGCAGAAGTAGTAAACGGACTATCGACTACTATCCGTCCATCGATCGACGCGATCTCTCGCGGAACTCTTCCAGATGCGGGAATGACATTCGAGATTCCAAAAATTACCCAAGCTCCTACGGTTGCAGTAACAGCCGAAGAGGGAACTCCATCAGATACCGATCAGAACGCAGCTTTCATCACTGTAGACGTTAAGAAGTTCGCTGGACAGCAGACTTTCAGCGTAGAACTTCTGGATCGTACTTCTCCAGCGTTCTTCGATGAGCTAATCCGCAACATGGCAGCAGCCAAGGCTAAGGCCGAGAATGCTTACGTTAACGGTCTTCTAATCTCTGGCTCATCTACAGACGCGACTACAGTCGCTACTTATCCAACAGCTGCAGAGCTACTTGGAATTATCTCTCGCGGAGCTGCTTCTGTTTACTCAGCTACAGCTGGACTTCCACGTCCTTTCGCGAAATCACTTATCGCATCGACTGGTCAATGGGCTAACCTAATGACTCTTAACGATTCAGGACGTCCGATCTATAACGCATCACAGCCATCAAACGCTGGCGGCGTAGTTCGTCCAGATTCTTTAGTCGGTAACGTCGCGGGCTTGGATCTATTCGTAGACCCAACTAACGCGGGCGATGGCGACGGAACTCTTCTAGTCGTTAACCCAGACGCTTACACATGGTACGAAGGACCTACTTTCCGCCTACGCGCGGACGTAATCGCTTCTGGCCAGATTACAGTCGGTTACTACGGTTATGGCGCACTTGCGACAAAGATCGCAGCTGGCGCATTTAAGAATAACAAGGCTTAATCGCCAAAAGTCAATCATCGACCAGTTCGCTCCCGAGCTGGTCGAGTAGTAGAAGGGAAGAGCTAACGTGCCAGCAATTATTACAGCCTCACAGCTGCGATCCGTCCTAGGCGTTAGCTCTTCTCTTTACGACGATGCTTACTTAAACGACATTATCGACACAGCCGAGCAAGCGATTCTCCCGCTGCTTATTCAGAACTCGACAGCTGTAATCGAGTACGAATTAAAAGATAACGTAGCAATCTTCTACACTCGACGCGTTCACACTTTCGTCGTCGGACAGTCGATCGTCGTAACTGGTCTCCCAGCTCCATTTACAGCCACTCACACTCTTACAGTAGTTACAGACAGTTCGTTCTCCGCAGCTCTTACGAGCGCAGACGTAACTCGTCGCCAGATTATTCCTAACGGAACGGCAACTCTTAGCGGTTATTCAGCTGCGACTCTTTACGTCGGAAACTCATCGATCGAGTCCGCTATCTACGCCGTATCTATCGAAGTCTTCCAATCTCGTACGGCTGCGGGCGGTCAGATCGAAGGTCTGGACTTCCAGAGTTCTCCGTACCGAATGGGCCGCAGCTTGCTAAATCGTGTTATCGGGCTTCTCGGTAATTACATCGATGTCGACACGATGGTCAGCTAATGCCAGCTTCTTCGATTCTTACGAGCGTCCGCACTCCGCTAAAGACAGCGATCCAAGGCGTAGCGGCTAACACTTACGACTCAGTTCCAGAAGCTCCGATCGTGCCATTCGCGGCAGTGACTCCGAGTGTTCCGTATTTACAGCCGACGTTCTTAGGTAAGTCGAACGTAAAGCTAAAAGTAAATCTAGTAGTAAGCGTAGGCGTAGCGATCTACGATAATCAGAGCGCACTCGATAACTGGGAGAAGCTCGTAATTAGCATTCTGGCGGCCGTTCCGTCAGGGTATGAAGTCGGAGACGTATCGAATCCGATTCCGTTAACGATAGGCGCGTCAGAGATTCTCGCGGGTGAGATTCAGCTTTCCACCTATTACACACAGACAAACTAAGGAGAAAACAATGGCCACGACCGTCATTACTGGACGCGATCTCGCTATGACGATCGCGACAAAGAACTACGACGAGCAAGCGACAAGCGCAACACTTTCAGCGGACGTTACTATCGAAACTTACGACACACTTTACTCGAAGGCTTATAAGTCGATCGATTCACAGTGGACGTTCGATGTTGAGATGCTCGCAGACTGGGGCGCAACAGATTCGCTCTGTGAAGCTCTATGGACAGCTGCGGAGTCAGCACCTAACACAGCTCTAGCGGTATCGCTCACAGCTGTAACAGGCGCAGTCTTCAGCTTTAACGTTCTGCCACTATTTCCAAGCGTGGGCGGATCATCGCCAGACGCTCAAACTGTTAGCATGAGCTTTACAGTTATCGGAACACCTACAGAGACATTCAGCTAACAAACAGAATCGGGAGCAAAAAATGAAGCTAGAACTAGAAGTCCAGTATCTATCTGGAGATGTCGTTACTTATGTGGCGGCAGTTCCAGAATGGGTAAAGTGGGAACGAAAGTTTAACGCAACAGTAAACGAAGCAGAATCGAAGCTAGGTCTCGAAGGGCTTACATTCTTGGCTTATCACGCTATGAAGCGCGAAGCAGCTGGGAATCCTGTTAAGCCTTTCGAG